TTAGATAGTGGTGACTGTTGTGGAATATTTACAGTAGGTCTAGAAGCTTGTGTTTGCAAATTGGTATTTTCTTGTGACATAGAACCAATATTAGATCCTTGTAATGCTGCTTGAACTTTTGGACTAAATTTTGCAGCTTTTTTAGCAACATCACCTTTTGTAAAGTATCCTTTTCCACCTTCAATTTTTGCAGGTTTAGTTTTCTTAGCATCTAACCATTCTGTAACATGGGCGCCTGGATCGAAACCCCAGTTTGCCATGTAGACTGCTCTCATGCTAAGTCCTTTGACTATCAATTTATCTGAAGTTGTACCATCGGGAGCCGTTTGACCAGCATTAACACCCATCACAGTATTTTCTGGAGAGTATTTGAATATTGGTAAGAATACGGTTGTGTATAAAGTTCCTAAATCTGTTTTACCTTTAGTTCCCGATAAACCTTGCGCTTGAAAATAATCATCAATCAAAGATAGTTGCTGCACTCTAGTTAATTTTCTTATGTCTTCAACGGATGTTAGATTTTGAACAGAAGCGAATTTACCTTGTTTTTTCATACTTTCTAAAGTAGAAGGCATAATTTGAATTAATCCACTTGCGTCACCATTAGGATTTTTTGCTGCTGGATTTAATCCAGATTCATTCATCATAAAGGAAAGCATATCTTCTCTAGTTGAATTGTATTTTTTTGCTAAAGCATCAACACCTGCCATAAATTCTTTATCGTTTACTGCCTCTTTTAAATAATCAGGTTCTCTAGATGGTGTAGGTCTAGGTGGTCTAACTGGTGCTGGCGTTGGCGGTCTTGGTGCCGGTGCCGGCGCTGGTGCAGGCGTAGGTGTTGGCGCAGGTATAGGTGCTGGTCTAACTGGTGCAGGTGGATTTGGTATTGTTACTCCAGGTTGTCCACTTACAACGAAACCCCCATCTTCAGTTCTTACTGGATTTCCTTGACCATCACGAACAACATTTGCAGGTATTTCTATATCAGTACCTCTCACTAATTCTGGATTGATATAGCCTCTTCCTCCTCCAGTCGAACTATCTGTGCGTCTGATTGTTCCAGAAACTTCACCTGGTCTTAAAGCTGGTGTAGCAGGTGCTGGTCTAGTTGGTATCACCGCAGGTAAACCAGCTTGTTCTCTTAGTGTTGCACCAGGCATTGCATTTTGCACCATAGGTGATAATGGTGGCTGTGCAGGTGGAACAGGAGGTGCAGCAGGTGGCGCAGGCGGTGGCGGTGTTACAGGTACTGGCTGTTGTTGATTTGATCCTTGTGAATACGCTTCTCTTTCTTCAGCAGCCTGTTCTTCTAAACTTTTTGTATCATATACACTTTGTTTATATTCTTGGTTTTTTTGTTCAGTATCGGCCGCATTAGCTTCTGTTGTATCGGTGGCAGCATAAGCACCTAATGTGGCAACCGATGCGATTGAAGAAATATTATCTATCAAAAATTTTGTTACATCAACACCTTTACCTTTTCTCTTAGAAAAGTTTTTTGTTTCAGATAATGCTTTTAAATTTTTGCTTAATTGTTTTACTTCTTTAGCAATTGTAGGTAAAGCAGATAGGTTTCTCGCCAACTTAATTGAGTTGAGAGTTATTTTACCAAGTTGTTGCTTTGTAAGCGGACCTTCTTTGGTAACAGTTACTGTTTTGACTTTTTCTGGTTTACTAGATTTTTCTTTTTTGGTTCTAGTATTCTTCGCTGCTCTCCAATAACCAGGAACATATGTTTTATCTTGCTCTGCCATTTATTATCCTGTCGCAAAACTTTGTTGTCTTGAACCAAAAAACTCTGTCATAAATTCTTCGTTGTATGCTGATGCAACAGGCAATCTAGTCATATCAACCTCATCACTTGGTGGTGTATTCATCGAAGATTTTGCTGGCACAGAAGCTACTATTGGTGTGCTTGCAGCAGTAATTCTAGCATCGCTTATGTCGGATGATAAAGAAGAAATTTTATCTCCAATTTTGGAGCTAGTTTCATTTCCTGCTGGTGCAGGTGGCGGAGGTAAGTTAGGACTACCAACCATAGCGGCTCTACGACCTTCTTCATCTTCTTCTGGTGGTAAAGGTATTGCGTTTTGACCTTTAAACAATTTTGCTCTTGCCGCATTCTCATCTTCTGGTATGTCACTTGCATTTTGTCCACCAAATACATTAACAGGAGTTATTGGTGCTGCTTGTTGTGTTGGTGTTGTTGGTGTTGTAGGTGCGGGGAATAAATTTGCTGATCTAATTCTTCCAGACCTTTGGTTTGTTCCAGTTTCTGGTTGTCTTTGTGGTATTGGTTCTCCAGTAATAACATCATAATCTTCAGGTATATCATAAGGACTTGGTTTGTTTGCAGTTGCTTCTTTTATTGCTTCAATAAAACCATCATAAATCTTTTTGTATTTTTCAGCTACTGTGCCATCTTCATCGTCTTCATCTTCTCCAGGATAAACACCATATGCTTCTTTATAAATGTCTCTAGCTGTGTTAGTAGCAAATGCGCCAACTTGCGCTGCTGTTAATGCTGCTGCCCCAACTATTGAAGGTGAAGTAAGTATTGCGGCTGCTCCTGCACCTGCTCCGGCAGCATCAATTAAAGCGCCTTCATAATCACCTTGAGCAATTCTTAATCCTGCATCTATTAAACCTGCACCTATTCCTATTCCTGGAATAATTTTCCATGTTATTTTACTAGCATATTTTTTTAGTAAATCTGGAATTTTATTTGCTGCTTCTTTAGATGAAACTTTTGTTGGAGTTTTTGGTGCTGGCTTTGGTGCAACGGTTGGAGATACTTTTGCAGCCGTAGCAGCCGCTGAAGTTTGTGCTGCAAGTCTTGCTGCTCTTATCGCCTGTATTCTTTTGAGTCTGGCTCGCGCACCAGGTTTAACTTTTCTTCTTCCAAAGATATCACCTAAACCAAGCGCATCTAGTATGGTATCTAATATTCCACCACTTTCCTCCGATTCTACAATCATACGCTTCAATAGATTATTGATATTCTTCAAGTCTTTAGACATATCTGGCAAAACAGAAGTATATTTCAATGACATTACCTGTGCTTTATACAGGCGTTCAAAGGTAGTTTTTGTTCCTAGATTGCTTAGTGTTTCATCGAATGAAGCTTTAGTTGGAGAAGTACCAGAACTTTCTTTTTTTTCTTTATCTTTTTTCTTGTCGGGTGTAGCACTATAACCTTTCAGAGAAGGAAACATAGAAGTAAGAAGACCGTTTTGATCCAATAAATTTCTAGGATCAAGACTTTCCATCATACTTTTTCCAAGAGTGGAAGCAAGACCTCCGCCCTGTTTCTTTTCGCTCTTATAAATGTCTGCTAAAGATGCCATTACTTACTCTTTTGTTTTTGTTTTAATCTTTCATTTTCTTCTTCAAGGTACTGCAATAGCATATTGATGTATATCTCTCTTTCCCACGGTATCATATTTTCCAATTCAGTCAAACTATACTTGTGATGCTGCATCAATGAAAAGTTTGTCTGGTAGTAATTGCTCAAACTATCGTGAGAAAGAGTTATCCGAAAAAACTTTGTAAACCCTCTACGGTAATATCTTCTTCATACTTACATTTCTTACATTGAAACTTTACTTCTGTTTTCAATCGTGGAATAGTAGAGAAAAATTTCTGTATCTTTTCCATGTCTTTCTGCTGGAGATTGTCTAGAAACTCATTCAATTCTTCAGCAGGTGTGTCTTTTATTGGGTACTTCATATTGCTATCAAAGATGTAGTCGATACACTTTGGTAGAATTTCAAACACGATTTCTTCTTCAGTTTTTCCGTTTATCTCATACAGCATTTCAAATGTAGGATACTTCATCATCATACCTAAATCATCACGGAGCATAATTTGTTTTGTGTGATCTGGAGAGATGGTTGGTTTTACTTCTGACAAATTAATGTCAAACTTCTCCAAATTGTTGCAAGCTTTTTCATCAACAATGTTGTTGCATCTATATCGTACTTCAACAACTTCGTTTACCGATTTGGCACGAATGTTAAGAAACAGATACTCCAAATCAAATGCTGGCAAAGTATCTACATTCAATTCATCTATCAAGCAATTTTTAATAACTTGTCTGATAGTGTTGACAGTTTCTTTTTCATCGTCAGATTGTGTAGCCATCAGGAGAAGTTTTTGTTCCTTCACCAAGAATGGTCTATACTTTACTGTTTTTCCAGTTGAAACTAATTTAAGTTCAAAAATAGGTACATCTAACTTTGGTAGCATAATAACCTCGCTTGTTAATTATAGTGTAAGGGCATTTCCAAGTGGTAACAATCTTGATCCTGCGGTGCCAAATAGTGCAGCAGCCGCGGCAGACAAATCGTAACCACCATCGTAAATTGGTTTGTATTTTTGGTATGCAAATGTAACAGAGAGTCTATGAAAACCTTCTTCGCTCCAACTCAATGGTTGTGCTGCTATTGATGTTGGAAAAGCATCTATTAACTCTACTGCAAAAATTTGTTTGATGAATTCATCATACTGAATAATTTTTATGTTTGTTGTATATGCAGTATCACTTTCTTTAGAATACCTAAAATTGTAGGTATCTGACGGATGAATGGCTTCTATCCAACGGTCAAACAATTTTCTTTCATAGAAATCGTTGGTGCATAGGAAAGTAAGAGTTGTATCCTGAAACACAGTCTGAAATGGAACTTTGAAAGTTGGACCATAAATCTTTACATCCTGTGTGTTTAATGCTCTACCTGGCAATTCTGCTGTCTCACATTGCAGAGCAAGATATCGTGATACTGCTGGATTGCTGGATGTAGAAGCTGATGAACTAGAATCTCCACCAAACGCATTAGATATTGCATCTGATATATCAGTAAAGACTGAGTTAGGAAAATTTAAAATAGAGGCTATCAAACTGTTTCCAACAAAACTTCCGATGTATGCTGGTATAGGCAACACGACCTCAAATCTAGATGGCTTTGCTAGCCCGTCTTTGGCTTTGATGTTTGATAGAAATAAATTGGGTGAAAATGACATTAGAATTTCTTTCTAGAGTCTGAATAAACTTTACTTGTCGATGCGCCAACGAAGCTTTCAACTGGTAACATTACAGCAATATCCCACTCATTGGCAGTAATTTCTAAGAACCTAGATTCGATGTGGCTGAACAGGTATCTTTTTATACATGGCGTAGCTTCAAATGCTTTCGATGCCGCTGCCAAGTATGCATAGCTGATTCGTAATTTGGTGTTCTCATCAAATGATTTGTTTGATGCTGTCTCACTAAGTTTGTCCAACAAAATGATTCTTTGTCTTGGGGTAATATAGTGAAGATTTAGACCCAAGAATCCATCTTTATAGTTTTCAATTGGAATGACAAGAGGAAATCTGTCATAGTATTTCATTTTGTCTTTTGTCTTTGGATCATAGAAATAGAAATACATCTTTCCGATGATAGAAGAATCTCTTAGCCTCTGTCTGTCGTTCATCAATCTTTGTGGTGAAGGCTTCAGTTCTTTGACCTTCGAACGCAACCAATCCCGCGCAGCATTAGTGCGTGGTTTTAAACCTTCTTTTGCAAGAGATTCAGTTATTCTTTGTAATAGTGTCTTTGCCATCCATCTATTTATCTCATATGCCTAACTCTTTTTCAGTCAGTATTTTAAACTGCCACCCGTGTTCTAGACAGAATAGTTCTGCTGCCTTCCACTTTTCTTGGTTGATGGCATATGTTGCAACCTCGGCTAGCATCTTACGGGTTCTCCGAGACTGTTTTGGTGGCTTCGTTTGCTTTTCCGGTTTCACCTCCAGCATCATCGTAGCTTCTTTTCCGTCTTTCTTTTTGAGGCGGACAACAAAATCTGGAAAGTAACGATGCACCCGTTTGTCGATTGGCGAGACATACTTAACAAACATTTCTTCGGATGCCCACCAAATCACACTTGGATTCTCATCAAAATTCTTCATAACACGCAATTCCCATGAAGAACGGTAGACAATCCTATCGGCATTGCCTTTGTATTTGTTTGGGTTTTTGGGCGTGAACCATCCTTTATATGACATAAATAATATGTATATTTACTCCAAGGAAGCATAATGGCTTTTTCTCCGTTTAATTTGCTCGGCACATCAGTCTCTGTTGATCCATCTAGAGGTCCGTTGGGAGAATTGTATTCTAACCAGCAAAGCACCAATCTTTTGAAATATCCAATTGATTTGGGTGATAAGGCTGATAGAGGTCATTACATGGTTTTCTATATCAAGAAACAAACCAAAGGCATCAATAATGCTAATGTTCCAAAAGCGGATAGCCTATCAAACGGAGAGATTGGAGGTTCTACAGATTTTTCAACTGCGGTACAAAAAACAGTATCACAAACTGCCACTGGTATAGTATCTCAAGTAATTAATTCATTGTTTAATTCTACACCTACTGGTCAAACATATCGAAATGATTCCGCAGCAACAGCAAATTTTTTAAATCGTTCAATAAAAAATAAACAAGGTGCAGCAGCATTTTTAAGTGAACAAAGAAAAACAGTTTTAACAAAAGATAGTATAGCACTTTATATGCCTGACACTTTGATGTATAGTTACACCCAAAGTTATGAATCTTTATCTCCTGGAAAAACTATAGCTGGTCAAATTGGCGCACAATTGGGTGGTACTGGAGGAACTGCATCACAATTTAAAGATAGATTGAATGATTTAGCTACAAGCGCCGCAGCTATAGGAGGAATAGCTATTGATAAAGGAAAACTTGGTGCATTAGGTGGTGACGCTGCCAAATTAGCAGTTTACAAATCAATTGGTGGCATAGTCAATCCTATGTTGGAAGTTATATACAGTAGCCCAGCCTTCCGACAATTTCGTTTTGACTTTTCATTTTTTCCTAGAAGTAAAACAGAAGCTTTGATGATTCAAAATATAATTGAGCGTTTTAGATTTCATCAGGCTCCAGATTTGGCAACACAAACCAGTTCTGCGATACTTGTTCCACCATCAGAGTTTGACATTAAATTTTACTATGCTGGTTCAATAAATCCAAACATTGATAGTATCGGTAATTGTGTTCTTACTTCGATTGATGTTAATTATGCTCCAAATGGTTTTCAATCTTATGAAATGCCTGGAGAACCTACTCCAACTTGGGGTGGTACCGGTATGCCTGTTGAGATACAACTGTCATTAAATTTCCAAGAGACTGTAATTTTAACAAAGTCAGATTTTCAATCTAGTTATCCTGGAAGTCCAACACAACCAGCACCATCGGTTGATACTACTCCAAGACAAAATGGAATAGGTCAAGGTTTAAATCCCGCTGGAGCACAATTTGGTTCTACTCCAGGCAATGCAGCAACATTTCAAACAAAACCAAGATAACAAATATGGCAAAATACTTTAACTATTTTCCAAAGACTGTTTATTCAACAGCAAACAATCTAACTCAAACTGATATTGTTACTAACATAACAAGTCGTTTTGGTTTCGAACAATCGTTGAGAGAAAATACTTCGGCATACTATAAGTATTCTATACAAGATGGTGACACTCCAGAAATTATTGCTTCAAAGTTCTATGGTGATCCAGAAAAACATTGGATGGTTTTAGCGTATAACAATATCATTGACCCACAATGGGATTGGCCAATGGAGTATAACACTCTGATAAAATTCATTGACAACAAATATAGTGCCAATGGTTCAGCAAATGCAACAACACAATCTGGTTTAGCATGGGCAATGAGTGACAACAACGTACAATCTTACTATAAAGTGGTAACAAAAAGTTCTTCTGTTGGTGTAGATTTTGTTGAAAAAATCCAGCTTGATGCTACTAGCTATAATGATTTACAACCTTCAGAGAATACATACAATCTTACCAATGGTCAAGTTAGAGAAACTATAACGAAAGAAAAGAAAAACTATTTTGACTATGAGATGGAACTGAACGAAACAAAAAGAGAAATAAATTTACTGAAAAAAGAATTTGTTAGTGGCGCTGATAGAGAATTTAGACGAGTGATTAATGGCAGATAATCTGGTACAGTCAACACAGTTCACCATAAATCAGTTAGCTGTTTATACTAAAAGTGGTGACGTGCTTGACATATCATCCAATTTTGGTCAATTGCATATATTTGATTCAATATTTGTTCCTGTGATGAATGGCTTTGTCACAGTATTTGATTCGACTGGTCTATCAGAGTATCTTAGCTTTGACGGTTCTGAAGTTTTGTTGGTTGATTTGAGCAAATTTGGAGATGATACGACAAGTTTCAAGAAGTCATTTCGTATTAGAAAAATGGCTAACAGAACAAATTTGAACCCCTCAACTTTGGTTTATGACCTACATTTTGTCTCTGACGAATTGATTTATTCTGACCAACGAAAAGTAAACCAAAAGTATACCGACACCTATTCTAACATCGTTGCCAAAATTTTATTTGAGTATCTTCAATTAAAAACCTTTGCTGGTATTTTTATGCCATCATATGGAATCAAAAGTGTTGTTATACCAGATTTGTCTCCGATTGATGCGATACAATGGTGCACCAATAGGGCAGTAGATGTAAATCTTGGTCCTGGTTTTATGTTCTATGAGAATATTGTTGGCTATAACTTTACAACACTTTCAAACATACTGACGCAAGATGCTATTTTAGATATCAAATTTTTTCCAAAGAATTTGAACAACACGGAAGCATTGGATGAAATGAGTGGTCCAAGATACTTTGAAGTCATCAGCAATCCGGATGTTATGAGAAGAACGCGCCAAGGTGTTAATGCTGGTAAGTATGCTACTTTTGATCCAGTTACAAGAACTCTTGGACATATAGACGAAGAAAAGACAGTCAATTATCTAGACCATTATCAAACTATAAAGCATGGTAACGATACACCATTATTTACTGGTATGGTAAACAGAGACAACACCAACAACTTTGAACAATATGAAGCAAGAAGAAGTTTTGGTTTCTCTGCAAAGGCACGCCAGGCAAGCACATACATAAAGAAAAAAGATCCAACATCAATTACAACAATTGATAACCAAGAAGACTTTGTTTTTCAAAGACGATCTATTATAGAAAACTTAATATCAAAAAGATTGAAGATGGTTATGCCAGGAAACTTTGAGTTATCAAGTGGGTTCAATGTTAATGTTCAGTCTCCAATTTACGGTAAACCAGAGAATGGAGATGAAACAGTCAATGGAAAATATTTGATTGTTGCTTCTCATCATATACTAGACATTAAAGGTAAATTTGAAACTGTGTTAGAAACAGCCACAACATCTACAGATATTGGATTCATCCAAGGTGCATCTGCTACACTTGCAAAAGCTGCTGTAGAATATGAGGACGATTACTTGCGATGAGAAATGTAGAAGATAACACAGATGTAGCTGGTCGTAATGGTTTTGTTTGGTGGATTGGTACAGTAGAAAACAGACAAGATCCACTAAAACTAGGTCGTTGTCAAGTTAGAATTGGTGGTGGTTGGCATTCAGACAACAGACTGAGAGTGCCAACAAAAGATTTACCTTGGGCAACAGCTTGTCTCCCAGTTAACAATTCAAATCCATATGCACCAAAAGAAGGTGATATGGTATTTGGTTTTTTCCTTGACGGAAACAATGCTCAACAACCAGTAATATTTGGTGTCATGCCAGGTATTCCATTGAGAAAAGCTAATCCGCAAGAAGCATTTAATGATGGTCGTTCTATTAGTGAACTTATGGCTGCACCAGTTAAACCTGATGAAACGGGTTCTCTTTATCCAAGAAGATTAGATGAACCATCAACATCACGCCTTGCAAGAAACGATACAGATTACGCATCGCCAATATTAAAAAGTAAGACTGACAAGAAGTCTACAACCTTTGAATATCCAACGGCATATAAGACAAAATATCCATATAATAATGCTATGGAATCTGAGTCTGGTCATGTTATTGAAATAGATGATACTCCTAGCGCAGAAAGAATTCATTTCTATCATCGCAAAGGATCATACCAAGAATATAGACCAGATGGTAGTGTTCAAGCAAAGGTTGTAAAAAATAGCCAACAGGCAGTAGATGGTGATAAGAATGTCTATGTCAAAGGAAATTATACCGTTAATGTAGACGGAAACTTATTGTTCAATGTTAAGGGTAGTATCACAGCAGTAGCTGGTGATTCTATTAGCACAAAGTCTGGTAGTTCTACAAGTATGACAGCAGGCACCACATGGTCTGCCTTAGGTCCAATAAGTGCATCAATGACCTCTGCTGGTCAAGCAACAGTTACTGGAGCCGTCAAAGCTGCCCTTACATCACTCGGCTTTACTGATGTTAAGGGTGGTGCCACTTCTGTTAGTGCATCTGGCGCACTTGATTGTAGTGCGGGTGGTGCAGCATCGTATTCCGCTAAAGGTGTTGCTACACTAGCTGGATCAGTTGTTAATATTTTAGGTGCTCCTGTTGGCGGTGTTGGCACTCCCGATTCTGTTGCCGCTGCGACAGATGCTTTGGTAAACAATGTTAGTCCGTTTGAAGTCTCTGGCGGTGGAGCGATACTGTTTGATGCAAATGCAGATTCTGCAATATCTGGAATCGTAGAGGGCGTTCAGGTTACACCTGAAGGTGTAGTATCACAAGCCGATAATGCTTTAACTGAATTTGCAGGATCTTCATCTGACCTTAGTTCTGTATCTGAAACTTTTGATGCATCGACTCTGACACCAGAAGAAGTTTATGAACTTGCCTTACCAACAGATCAACCAGTGCAAATCATAGAAGATGGTAATGTTATATCTACCACCGATGGTCAATATTCTACCTTTAGTGATACATACAAAGATGGAACTCAAGTTCAATTTACAGTATTAAATGAAACTGGTGAAGTAACTGAGGTAAGTGTAATCGAGAAATCTGCATTAGACAAAGCATTGGCGCAGGCAGAAAATGTTGGCAATTCAATGATAGAAGCGGCATCTAAAGTAGACCCAGTAAAATATGTTGAGCAGACAGGAAAATCTTTAGCTACTCAAGTAACTCAACCATTCTTAGATTCAAAAACTGTTGTAGAAAAATCTGTAAGTATATTGTCGAGTGATACAGCAACATTGTCTCAAAAATTTTCAGCGGCAAAAACAATATTGGGAGAAGGATTAAATCTCACCAATAAGGCTACAAGTGTCGCTCAAATAGTTTCAAATCCACAAGCAATAATTCTTGCCGCAGGAACAAATATTGCAACACAATCAGCCAACGATTTTACTAGAGAACTATCCAAAACACAAGCAGTTAAAGATGTTAAGGGTGATATACAATCTATATTTGGTGGCTATACTCAAAAAATCAAAGATACATATAGTGATACAACAAAATCTATAAATGACCATATACAGAATGCGATGAATGAATTTGAATTGAGTTCTCCATCCGTTTCTGCTGAGGTTGCACAGAATCTTGTTGACTTACGAGCCGCTGGATATACAGAATCGGATTTGAGACAAATAATGCCAGATGTAATTAAGAGATATCCAAAAGAATTTGCGAAGGTTTATTCTGGTGATCCATTGACCGCCGCTTCAGCATTTGACCAAGAAAACGGGAGTGCATAATGTTACCTGTAGCAACTTTTGGTGATTCTGCTGGTGGAATTATAGTTATGCCTTGCCATATAACCGTTCTTGTTGGAACTCCAGGAGAAATAGAACTTGCTGCTATGCCAGGATCTAAAGTAACTCCACACGGTTTGCCTCCACACCAATCTGCATCTTTGACTTGGATGCGTTACAAAACAGTTTACATTAATAACCTTTCTATTAGAACGATGATGGATGTTGCCACCTGTGGAGATATAATTTCTACTGGCGTATTGACCGTTGTCGCTGCATAATTATGACAAAAATATTTCCACAACTTGGATACAACTTTAATTCTGCATACTTGGGTGATGCTAATGATCCAACTGGCAACAGAGAGTTGGAATTACTAAAGCTAAAACCCACTCTCCGCAAGTGGCAATATGAAGCATTGGCTACAGGTGATGTTAATGGATACTTGAAAAGCCCAGTATCAAACACCATCAATAGCCTGACAGCAATCACCACCAGTATGAATACTGTTGCATTCTCCGTTGAATACAGTATAACTGGCAACACAAGAATGCAAGATACTACACGACAATTGATGAGCGAATTGAACAATTTTCAGGCTCATTGTTACAGGGTATCTGGTGTTGTTCCAACCACAAGTTCTTCTCTGCCAGATTTTGACACCGCCGTTGGCGTAGGCGAGTTAGTTATTTCTTTAGTTTCAGTTTATGATGGTGTGATGAACAATACTCCAATCTTAGGAAGCATGACCAGTCTGTTCATAGATTCAGATTTACAGGGTAATTTGACAATTTTGACCAGCGATTCTGCTACATTGAACGCCACAATATCTGGTTCCACCTCAAATATTTCTGTGGCTGTAAACGATTCTATCTGCAACAACATGAATGCTGTTTATTCCATGATAAACACGCGCAGAAACCACGATGTTACCTTCTATAATAATTGCGTTAGCTTGATGAACAATTTTTATACCATATCAAAATATACAAATTTTGACGCCTTCAGATTGTATATGGTGGAAAATTATACGGGCACAGATAAACTTAAAAACAAGTTATAAATAGACGATGGAAACCGTAACTCTAGACATTACCACAAGAACTTTCAGGGATTTGGATTTGAATTTTACTATCCATCCTGTTAGAAAAGATGTTGACGTCCATATGGATTCATATGCTGTCATCAACTCTGTAAAAAATCTTGTATTGACAAATTTTTATGAAAGACCTTTTCGTCCCAATATTGGAAGCAATATTAGAAACCTTCTATTTGAAAACACTAGCCCCCTTGTTGCTAATCAAATAGAAAGAGCAATACAGGAAACTGTTACGAATTATGAACCAAGAGTAAATGTAAAGACTGTATCTGCGATTCCTTCTTCGGATGAAAATGGATACAATGTAAAGATGGAATTCTATATCGTTAATATGACAACTCCAATTACCATAGATTTTTATTTGCAACGGATTAGATAAAAATGGCAGATCGTTTAAGAGTAACAGAACTTGATTTTGATACAATCAAGAGCAATTTAAAGAATTTTTTACGCCAACAATCATACTTCACAGACTATGATTTTGAAGGTTCTGGCTTAAATATTCTATTGGATATTTTGGCTTACAATACTCATTACAATGCATACTATCTAAACATGGTTGCCAATGAGTCTTTTATGGACACCGCACTATTGCGTAGTTCGGTTGTTTCTCACGCCAAACTTCTAAACTATACCCCACATTCTGCTGTGGCTCCACAGGCTACACTTAATTTTACTGTTCTGGCTGGAACAACCACTCCGGGAACAATGACTATACCAGCAGGCTATTACTTTCTTTCTGAATTGATTGATGGGAAATCATACAACTTTGTTGTGAATGATGATATCACCGTCACAAAATCAAACGATGCTTACTATTTTGAAAATGTAACTATCTATGAAGGTCAGAGAGTATCTTATGTCTTTAATTATGATGAAGGTTCAAACCCAAAACAAATCTTTGTTTTGCCAGATTCCAATGTTGATACAAACACTTTAAAGGTTGTTGTTTCTCCTTCATCTACATCTTCTATAACAACACGATATAATGTTGTAACAGATATTTTGGATGTAGAATCTACCTCTGAAGTTTTTTTCTTAGAAGAAAACCTATCAGGTAAATATCAAATATATTTTGGTGATGATGTTGTGGGTAAAAAGCTTCCTGATGGAGCAGTCATTACAGCCAGTTATGTCGTTACAAATGGCGCAGCCGCAAATAAAGCCAATAATTTTATAGCATTACAATCTTTGACAGATACCTTGGGTTCCACATACTCAAATTTTGTAATTCAACCAATAACATCTGCATCTGGTGGTTCTGAAAGAGAGTCTGTAGATAATGTTAAGTTCTCTGCACCATCTCAGTTTGCTACACAGAACCGTTTGGTAACATTTAAAGACTATGAGACTTTCATTTTAAATAGTTACCCTAACATTGGTTCTATCTCTGTTTGGGGTGGAGAAGATAACAATCCACCAGTTTATGGAACAGTTTTTGTTTCAATGAAGCCAAAGAATAATTACTATCTTTCTGAGGCAGAGAAGCAGAGAATTATTGATGAGATTATCACACCTAAGGCAATTGTGAGTACGAAATGTATCATTCGTGATCCTGCCTATTTGTATTTGGTTTTAGAAAACGAGGTTCAATATAACCCAAATAAAACTACAGATACCGAAGAATCTCTAATTAATATTATCAGAAATTCCATACTATCATATTCTAACGCAAACTTAAATAAATTTTCGGCTAAATTTGTTCTTTCTAAACTGCAAGATGTAATAGATAGTTCTCAATCGAATTCAATCATAGGTTCTAAAACAAATGTCCGTGTTCAGAAAAGATTTTTGCCATCACTTGCAGAAACAAAAACCTATGTTGTAGAATTCAATGTGCGCCTACACAGAGGTGGAATTAACGATAGAATGATTTCATCGCAATTTGATGTATTAGATGCTCTTGGTGTGAGAAGAACAGTTTCATTGGAAGAAATACAGGGTTCTTACACAGGCATTTCTTCTATTGCAGTAACTAATCCCGGCACAGGTTACTTGACAACACCTACTGTTACTATCACAGGAGATGGTATTGGTGCAACCGCAGAAGCGGTTATTGTTAATGGTGCAATCGAAAGCATCAAAATAACCAATCGAGGCATCAACTATTCTCGCGCTATAGTTACCATAAAAGATACTGGTTCTGGTTATGGTGCAACCGCGGTCGCTACAATTGATAGCCGTTACGGTGTCATAAGAACAATTTACTATGATTCAAATGCTCAAAAACAAATCGTCAATTCAGAAGTTGGAACCATCGACTATGATACTGGTGTAGTAACTATCAATGCCATCAAAATTCTATCGGTATCTACAACTGATAATTATTTGAGACTTTCTTTTGAATCAGATAAAGGTATTATCACTACTGCAAGAGATACCATCATCACAATTGATGAAGAAGATCCAGTTTCTATAGTTACCAAACTAGAAGTGTCATATAACTGATGACCGATTACAAAACATCTTTACTTGTTAGCAATCAGATTCCCGAATTTATTAGGGAAGAAAACCCTCTGTTTGTTTCCTTCTTGGAAGCCTACTATGAATTTTTAGAAAACAAACAAGGTTCTCAAAAGAATGATTTGGTTACAAAAGCCAAAGACATAAGATATATTTCTGATGTTGATAAATCAATCACAGAATTTGAAGATAATTTTTTCAATACTTTTGCTTCTCTCATTCCAAAAAGTCTTCAAGTTGATAAAGCATTTCTAATTAAAAATGTTTTGCCATTATATCTAGCGAAAGGTAATGAAAAGTCATTCAAGTTATTATTCAGAATGTTATTCAATGATGAGATTGATATAACTTTACCAAAAAACAATGTTCTTCGTGCATCTGATGGAAAATGGACTGTAGATAACATTC